AAGAACAAACAAAAAATACCACACTCACACGCGAACTAGAGGCAGTTAAAGCAACAGCTGAAACTCTAAAAAAAAAGTTAGTGAACTCCTTCAGCAACCTCCTAAAGAAATAATCAAAGAAGTATTTGTTGATAGACCTGTTGAAGTTGTTAAAGAGGTTTTTATCGACAGGCCAGTTGAAATAATCAAAGAAGTCATAGTAGAAAAACCCATAGAAGTCATCAAAGAAGTATTCATTGACCGCCCAGTCGAAGTCATCAAAGAAGTATTTGTTGATAGATTCGTCGAAGTTGCTCCACCCCCTGTAGAACCAGACCCGCCAGCTGAGCCTCCACACTCTGATCCACCACCCATACGTGGCCGCCAAGCACCCGCCACAGATGAAGAACCTATAAACCCAACACCTAGGGCTGTGGTCATAAACGAAACTTCAAACCAAATGGTGATACCAGATTTCAGTATCGGTGCTGTGGAGACCACTCCAGTGAACGCAGGCTTTGGGACTAGTTTTCCCCCTAGCCCAATCAAAGGTGACATGTATCTACGAGTAGACTATTTGCCCAGTAAACTGTTTAAATGGAATGAAAAGAAATGGATAGAAGTAGACAAAACCAAGACTGATAGTTTTGCCTACGATCAGGCATATATACAACATCTAATAGAGAAGATTGATAGCGGTGAATATGATGTTGATCTGATCACAGATGTTGAACGTGAACAAATATCGAGGTATTTAAATGGAAAATCAAAACAATAGGCTAATAACCTATCCCAGCACAGTAGAAAAAACTGATCATCACACAGTGGTATTGATAGACTGTGATACCAAAGATTTTGGTGATCTGTTAGTATTCCTTAAAACTAGTAAGACCAATTTTGATGTCTATACCTATAGAGGCGACATGTATGATTTGGAATGGTTAAATCATCTGGGGTATTCAGCTGATGCTTACTTGATCAATGATTCAAGCCAAGTCAAAGTTACCAGCGGTATTCGCTATGGATTTGGACAGGAATTCTTCAATCCTTTAGAGTATTTCCAAAAAATTGAACAAACTACGGTTGACCTAGTTGAATAAATCATGTTATAATAGTCACAATGGTAAATAATATACTACTATAAAGGACTATATGGCATTTGAAAATTCATTGAAAGGCAGCACTGTTTACGTTAAGAACGACAACGTTGAACAGGCTATGCGTAAGTTTAAGAAAAAGATACAGGACAGCGGACTATTATTAGATATGCGTGCTCGTGAGTGTTATGAAAAACCCACATGGGAACGTAAACGCAAAGCGGCCGCAGCTAAAAACCGTTGGAAAAAGAAACTACAGAGCCAGCAGTTGCCTAAGAAGTTATACTAATATTCTGTGAGAATACATGCATGCACTTATTTTTGCAGATAATAAATATCAACCAGCCAGAATGGGAATTCTTAGAGCTCCCGGCGCACACCGAATAGCCACATTAACCAGACGTCTCGATATACAAACTGAAGTAATAGATTTTTATCTCAATTGGTCGATTGAAGAATTAAAACAAGTAATCGACTATCAATTAACTAAACCAACATTATTCATAGCATTTAGCTGTTCTTTGATGTTTGACGGCATCGAAGGATTTGACATTATACGAGATTACGTTAGATCAAAGGATTCTCGTGTTGCTATAATCGTAGGCGGGAATAAAACCTTGCAAAAAGGTTTTGCGGGTGCTGACTATTACATTGAAGGGCCTGGAGAATCAGCCATGCTGACCTTAGTTGAGTATTTGCAAGGAAAAATTCCAGAATTAAAATATCAACTAATCAATGACAATAAAGTATTAAATTCTCTAGTAGACTATCCAGTCAAGTCTTTAGAAAATTTAGACATAGCATATCAATCATCGGATTTTATATCCGGAAATGAAACCTTATCGTTAGAAACTGCACGTGGTTGCATTTTTAAATGCGCATTTTGTGACTTTCCGGGGATAGGTAAAAGTAAATTAGACTATCTCAGAGATTTTGACGAAATACGCGAAGAGCTGTTAAAAAATTACAAAGATAATGGCACTACTAAATATTTCGTAGTTGAAGATACTATCAATGACACTGATGAAAAGTGTGAATTACTAGCAGAATTAGGATCAACCTTACCATTTAAATTGAGTCTCATGGGTTATATGCGTGCTGACCTATTGATATCAAAACCCTACAATGTAGAAAGACTAGTTCGTGCTGGATTCAGAGGTATGCATTTTGGTATCGAAACATTCAACGAACAAGCTGGTAAGATAATTGGAAAAGGTATGCCGCCAGATCGGATGAAAGAGGGATTAATTAATATAAAGAAAAAGAATCCTGATTTATTTTTAACCAGCACATTCATAATCGGACTACCTTACGAAACACGAGAAGAAATATTAACCACGGTGGATTGGCTTAAAACTGAACGTGCATTAGATTTTTGGTCATTTAACCCATTGGTGATACCTAAGAGAGATCCCACAGTTCACCATTCATATTTTACTGATAATTTTAGATTATATGGGTATAGCGCCATGACTGATGAAGAGTTTGAATCCAGGAAACATGAATTGGAATCAACATCATTTGGACTAAAATGGTGGAAAAATATGATACAGTGGAAAAGTAAAACATTTGATTTTATAACTGCAGCCCAATTTGTTTCAGAAGTTAGCCAAATGTCTTATCAATATAGGAAAATAGATGGATGGTCGGTATTTGCTATTTCTGGACTTGGGATAAACATTGATGATTTATTCCAGATGAGCTATAACGGAGAAAATAAAATAGATGACACTAAAATAGTATCCGACACTACTAACTATATTAACCAATATAAACAATTAAAACTGGATTATCTGCGAAATTTTAGTCAAGAGGCTTGACAGAATTATAGTAGTATATTATAATATTTGTTTATGATAAATAATTTTATAGAGTGCCGTAAGGGCTCTATATTTAGATCTTGCTTAATTAAAGGAGAAACTATATGTCTAAGATCATCGGTATCGATTTAGGTACAACCAATTCTTGTGTTGCCATCCTAGAAAACAACAAACCCAAAGTAATTGAAAACAATGAAGGTGCTAGAACTACACCTAGTATCGTTGCCTATGGCGATGAAATACTGGTTGGCGCACCAGCTAAACGTCAAGCAGTAACTAATCCAAAGAAAACTATCTACGCGAGCAAACGCTTGATTGGTCGTAAGTTTGACGAACCAGAAGTGCAGAAAGATTTAGATCTGATGCCCTACACTATCATTAAAAATACCAATGGTGATGCATGGGTGCAGATCGATGAAGAAAAACTAGCACCTCCACAGATCTCAGCCGAAGTTCTACGCAAGATGAAAAAGACTGCTGAAGACTATCTTGGCTACGAAGTAACACAGGCAGTCATCACAGTGCCAGCCTACTTCAATGACGCACAACGTCAAGCTACCAAAGACGCAGGTAAGATCGCAGGCCTAGAAGTCCTACGTATCATCAACGAGCCAACAGCGGCTGCCTTGGCATTTGGCATGGATAAAGACAGTAAAAAAGATCGTAAGATCGCTGTATATGACCTAGGTGGTGGTACATTTGATGTATCCATCATTGAAATCGCCAACGTCGATGGTGAAAAACAATTTGAAGTTCTAGCCACAAACGGAGATACATTCCTTGGTGGTGAAGACTTTGACCAACGCATCATGGATTTCATTATCGATGAGTTCAAAAAAGAATCAGGCGTCGATCTCAAACAAGACCAATTGGCTCTACAACGATTAAAAGATGCTGCAGAAAAAGCGAAAATTGAATTATCCAGCAGTAATCAAACTAATGTAAGTTTACCTTACATCACAGCAGATGCTAGTGGTCCTAAACACTTAAATGTGGTAATCAGTCGTAGTAAGTTTGAAAGCCTAGTAGATGATCTGATCCAACGCAGTATTGAGCCATGTCGTGTTGCCCTTAAAGACTCAGGGGTTGCAGTTGCAGACATCGACGATGTTATCCTAGTAGGTGGTCAAACACGTATGCCTAAAGTGCAGGAAGCAGTTGAAGCATTGTTTGGCAAAGCACCACGTAAAGATGTTAACCCAGATGAAGCAGTGGCAGTTGGTGCGGCTATCCAAGGTGCTGTGCTAGCAGGCGACAAGACAGACGTGCTATTACTAGACGTGACTCCACTAAGCCTAGGTATCGAAACCATGGGTGGTGTGTTTACTAAACTTATTAAAAAGAATACTACTATTCCTACCAAAGTTAGTCAAACATTCTCAACAGCAGATGATAATCAACCAGCAGTCACAGTTGCTATCGCACAAGGTGAACGTGAGTTTATCAAAGACAATAAGAAACTTGGCGAGTTTAATCTAGAAGGTATCGAACCAGCACCACGTGGCATGCCAGCTATTGAGATCACACTGGACATTGATGCCAATGGTATCTTGAAAGTGTCAGCTAAAGATAAGAAAACAGGCAAAGAAAACAAGATCACTATCAAAGCCAATTCTGGATTGACAGATGAAGAAATTGAGAAAATGGTGCAAGATGCAGCGACTAATGCTGAAGCAGATAAGAAACAACGTGCTCTAGTTGATAGTCGTAACAATGCTGATGGTCAACTCTATCAAGTCAACAAAACATTAAAAGATCTCAGCGATAAGATCACCGCAGATGAAAAGACAGCCATCGAAACGGCAGTCAAAGCAGTAGAAACTGCCATCGAAGGTGATGACATTCCTGCTATCACTGACAGTGTCGAAGCGTTGACCAAAGCCGCAGAACCGTTATTCAAAGCATATCAGGCTGCTGAAGCTGCCAAAGCAGAAGTGCAACCGGGTGCTGAAACAAATTCAGAAAAACCCAGCGATGTAGTAGATGCTGAGTTCACTGAAGTTAAAAAGGATGCCGAATAAGGGTCCTTGATTTAATCTTGCTTTATATAAGGAGAATAAGCTATGAAACAAGTATATATTAACAGTTTGGATATTCCAAGTATCCAGAGATTTGCAGTGGGATTTGATCGCATGTTTGATGAGCTCAGCCGAACAGCTGGCACATTAAATGCCAGCAACTATCCACCTTACAATATCATCAAAGAAACAGAAACTATCTGGAAGATCGAGGTAGCTGTCGCAGGTTTTGATGAAAGTGAGTTAGATGTTGAGATCGTTAACAATGAACTAGTTGTTACTGGTGCGGTTAATAAAGAAAACAAAGCGGAACAACAGTATCTACATCAAGGTATCGCTGGCCGTGACTTTGAACGCACATTTGCTCTCGCAGACAATGTAGAAGTCAAAGGTGCCGCAGTTAAAAATGGTATCTTAACTGTTACTTTAGAACATATCGTTCCAGAGTCAGCTAAGCCAAAAAAGATTGCTATTACCTTTCAGAAGTAGTATAATTAATAGTGTGGGCAGTAGAAATACTGCCTCACTAATCAACTAAAATATGACGACATTCGAAAAGGAATTTATGGGCACCAAAGCGGTCACTAGAGTAAAACCTACTCCTAACCTCAACTTGAAAGAACCTCCCTTGTATCGCGTGATCTATATCAACGACAGCGTTACTACTATGGAATTTGTTGTCCAAACTTTAATTGAAATATTCAATCATAGCCCAGAAGAAGCACAGGCTGTGACAATGAAAATACATGAAGAAGGTAGCGGCACAGCGGCAATACTTCCTTATGAAATGGCTGAGCAAAAAGGTGTTGAAGTAACACAGCTAGCTCGCAACAATGGGTTTCCATTACAGGTTAAACTAGAACCAGTAGAATGATATTCAACAAAGTTCAAGAATTAAAAGCACAAGGACTGCGCATAGGATTCACAGCCAGCCAATTTGACATGCTACATGCTGGACATGTTGCCATGTTAAGTGAAGCTAAAAATCATTGTGATTATCTTATAGCTGGATTACAAAACAACGCCAGCTGGGATCGCCCAGAAAAGAATGCCCCGATACAATCGATCGTAGAACGTCAGATACAACTAGCGGCAACACGCTATGTAGATGAGATCGTAGTTTATAATACAGAAAAAGATCTTGAAGATATATTGCTCACCTTACCTATCGATGTTCGTATCTTAGGTATAGAATACGAAGACAAAGATTTTACAGGTAAAGATATCTGTAACAAACGCAATATTAAATTAATCTTTAACAGTCGTGATCACAGTTTTAGTTCCAGCAGTCTTCGCAAACGTGTAGTAGAAGCAGAAAGTAAACGATGAAAATTTCAGACGAAGTTAAATTTATCGGACTATTTTTAGTAGTAGTCGCATCTATAGCAGTGATGTTCTTCCAACCTAGACACATCATCGTAAAATACGACTGTAGCCTAGCAGAGATATCACCAGACTATCCACAAGAAGTTAAACAACGATGCCGTGAAGAAATCCGCAAGGCATGGTTAAGATCACAAGGAAATCTATAATG